GATTATAAGTCTAGAGCTACAGACCTACACGTAGGTTATGAAAACAAACTTAACAATCTTGCATACTATATCCAAGGCGGTAAGACAATTAATGCTGCTGATGGCGTTGATTCTGAGTCTAATTTCTCTGGCAAGCTTGGTGCTAAGCTCCCAGTTACAGAAAAAATTAAACTTAATGGTGAAGTATCTTTCGCACAAGTTAAAGACGCTGACAACACCTACGGTACAAAGTTAGGAATTAAGTATTCTTTTTAAGTTTTAAAATTAAAACTTTTATTAAAGTCCTTGCTATAACAGGGACTTTTTTATTGTTTTCGTTTGTAGTAGGGATAACTACCTAGTTCTTAACAAAACTTAATGTAATATATAAATAAGCAACTTAGTACTCTAATGACTCCTGAAGCAGAAAAGTTTAATGGTTGGGCAGCAATGATTGGTATCGTTGCAGCTTTCGGTGCATATGCAACAACTGGACAAATTATTCCTGGTATTTTCTAAATGGACTCTCACGTAATTACTGAATACGGCAAGCAAAACATTTTTGCAAAAGAGACAAAACCTTATATAGATGAGACTTATAAAGGATATGTTGTAGAAGCTGAACAGCTTAATGGACGTTTAGCAATGATCGGTATTGTTGCTTTATTAGGAGCATATATTACAACTGGACAAATTATTCCAATGATCTGGTAAAATTTATTTGAAGTCGCACCTTCGACAAACCTCAGTGAACAATGGTACTGGGGTTTTTTATTGGCTAGGTATAAATATATAGAAAATTGTTATAATTATTAAAGAACTTTAAGACATATTAAAAACTGACATGCAACACTTCTCAAATAAAACAATTGTTGTATATGGTTTAAATAAGTCAGCTTTTCAACTATGGAACATATCGTCCCAGATGATCAGCAGATTGTAGAAGAATACTTCAATCTTGCTACACGCCAAACAACGAAAAATTGTTCTTGGCTTTATGGTATGGTTGCAACTTATGGGTTAACACCTAATCAGTTAGAAGGATTCAGTTGGAATACGGATTACTCAATCAAAATAAAAGATAAAAAAAGAGCTATTAAACCCCTACATCCACAATGGACTGTATTATTCAACTTAAAAGAAAAACAGTCCTGTAAAGAACAAGACTGCTTTAAATATAATGAGTTGAAAATACAAGAATTACTTCAAGCTCATAAGATAAGAAGAAAATTTTATAGACAATCTAAGCTAAAACAGGCAAACCTTTTTCCTGTAGTTGCCGCCTAATTTTATTTACATTCCATCTAAAGCTGCTACGAGAACGGGTTTCAGGAAAAGCTGCATAATGTGGACCTAGCTTTAGAGTTCCATCATCTCTATATTTAAATAGAGTTTCACGATCAAGTCCAAGAGCTTCTTGTGCTTGACGTGTGATCACCCATCTCTTAGCTTTTGCCATGTGAGGAATACAAAATTTAATACTTGTTTACGCTATTTAACATAAAAAATCTGTCAAGTAGCTTTATAGTTTCTTTATTTTTTAATTTATTAAGTCTTGAGTAAGGTGAAATTAAAATTAGATAACAGCGAATATATGTATGTTCAATAATGAACGTGAACCTCTCACACTTCTTGTTGAACTTACTCCCCGACTAGCAAAACGAAGATATAGACAAGCTATTTATGACGCATGGGATCATAAATGTGGATATTGCGAAGCTTACGCTACCTCTTTGGATCACATTATTCCTAAGTTTCAATCTGGCTCTAGTTATAGAAATAATTTAATTCCTGCTTGTCGTAGTTGTAATGCTGATAAAGCTAGTTCCAAAATGGAAGAATGGTACAGAATCCAAGACTTTTTTAATGAAGAACGTTTACTTAAAATAAAAGAATGGGTAAATAAAACGTATATGAGAAAATAAAGGAAGCAAGAAAACAAAAACTATTAATGTCAATAACTTTTAATAGCGATACAAAAAATTTTGATATTAGTTGGAAAAAGACAGATCATAAAACAGATCATAAAACTGATTACAGAACTGATTATAGTTTTCCTCGCAGTAGAAGAAGTTGTCGTGGTTGGGGTCCATGGAGACGTTGCAAGACACACAGATGGAATGAACCAGATACAGTTACAAATAACCGTAATGCTGAACTTAATAAACAGAATAAAAAATTAAATGCTGACGCAACAAGATTAAATGAACAAAACACAAAAACTAATGATGGTTATAGAAAAACACAAACAGTTGCATCTCGTACACAAGGAAGTGATTATGTTCCACGAAGAGAGAATCTAAGAACACATGATAGTGATGCAAAGTCTAGAGATGAATATGAAAGAGCTTTTAAAGCTTTTTATTTAGATCAAAAACTGCAAAGATGGAATAAAGACTTAGGTGCTAAACCTTTATATGGAGAATTTGATGGAGATTATTATGCTTCAGAACAAAGTCCAGAAGCAGAAAGTAAATGGTATGAAGCTGTTGCTAATGATGATATAGATATAACAGAAAGATATTCTAATAATCCAAATATTTATTATTTACAGCATTATACGAATATAGGAAGACCTGCAAATAAAAGAGGAAATAGAGCAGAAGTAACAGAAAGTGCTAATCGTTATCTTGAATTTAAACCTACAGATGCAGATTTACAAGATGTTAGATCTTTACAATTAGGAATTAATACAGATACTCAAACAGAAAGAGTTTTAAATATTCCTGAAGTAAGAGAAGAATGGGAAAAAGCAAAACAAAATGATCCTTATTGGAAAGAGTTAGCAAAAGAAAAATATTTAGATATAGATAAACCGGATGAATTTGTTGCTTTATTTAGATTATCTGATCGAGATGAAGATAAAAATATTCGAATGAATTTTAATGTTAATACAGGATATGGAATAACTGAATTAGAAGATGCTTTAAATGAAGCTGCAGGTGAGAAAGCAACAGTAGATGTAAAACGTTTTGGTGCATTAACACAAAATGTTTTAAAAGATACTATTGAAGAAATGAAGAAAGCAAAAGAGCAAGAACAATTTATAGATACTATTGGAGGTTTTGGAGGATTTAATGAAATTATGGATATGAATAAAACTTTAACAAATTCAATATTAGGTGATAGTGGTGTTGGAGGAGTATTAGCTTGGACTTCTGGTGATAAAGCAGAAGAGTCTTTAGAAAAATCCTTAGAAAAAATCACAGGAGTTAATAATAATGTGACTTATAACTGGCAACAATGGTTTGATGATAAGTTAAAAGATAAATATGATGAGGCAATAGATTTAGGTTATACAACAGGTGAAGCTGAAGAACAAATTAGGATTGATGGAGAATTTGCAAGTCAATTTATTACTGATTATTTACAACCAAGATTTGATGAGTCTCGTTCAATGGATGAATTTGTTGAATATTTAGATGTAAGGCAAGAAGAACAAAATCCTTTTCAAACTCAAGATTTATTAAACGCTGTAAAACAAACAGCACAAATGAATGCAGATAGTTATTTAGATCAATTAAGAGCTGAAACAGATCGACGTTTTGATTCTGATTTTTATTTTGATCCAACAGGAAATATTGCTAGAGGAGAGAACTGGACTGAAGGATCTAATCAAGCTTCTTATGCTGCACAAAAAGAAATGGTAACTCAAGACTGGGAAGCTGCAAAAAATGGAGATTCATATTGGGCACAACAAGCTTATAGATTTGGTGTAGATATTAATAATAAAGATGCTTTTGCTCGAATGCATTTTGAAGTAAAAGGTCAAGGACAAGGCTTTGATGCTGCAGACGATATTTTAAATGCTGGAAAAGTAAAAAATCATATTTATGAAAATATTTTACCTAATTTAGAAGACGAAGCTTTAAGACAAGGTTCTGTTTTTGGACAATTTATTACTCCAGAAGAATTTGCAAATGACATGTTAGAAGGTGTTGATCCAGGAAATAAAGAAGAATGGAATGCAGTATTAAAACAGTATGGATTAGAAAATTTTCAAGGCAGTTTTGATGAATTAAAAGAATATATTATGGAAACTTTAAGAACAGGATCAGCACATGTAATTAGAGAAAATATAAAATACTTAAATGAAAAACGTAAGAAACCTACTCAAAAAGTATTAGGAATAACTTATATAGAAAGAGAAGAAGATTATAAAGATGAAAAACCTAAACCAGATACAGAGTTATATAAAACATTTCAAGATGCTGGTTTTCAAGGAACAGAAGACGAATTTTATGATGATTTCTTTCCTGATTTAAATAGGTCAGAACAGGCTTTATTAACTAAAGGTGGCAAAGACGATGCATTAAAAACATTTGACTTAGACATGAGCGATCCTTTTGCATCTCTTGGTACAATTGAAAGCTTCTTTAGTGATGATGAAGATGAAGATGATTACAAAGAAACAGAAGAAGATATAGAAAATAGACAAAAAAGTTATTTTAATACCGATTTAACAGAAGATGATAGTTGGTCTTATAAATCTAAGAAAAAAGAAAAAGATCCATTTGGAGAATTCACTACTATGTTTAAAGGTTTATAAACATTTTTTATAAATAGTTGTGTATATTAAAAGCAATAAGTGTTATTTTTCATGTCAGATTTTTCATTGACTGTTAATTTAATCCGTAGATATGAGGGATTCAGTGAAAAAGCATATCCTGATCCGTGTTCTGGAGATAAACCATATACGATTGGTTATGGAACACAATATTACCCAGATGGTGCTCCTGTAAAAATTGGACAAAGATGTACTGAAGAAAAAGCTTTGGAATATTTATTTAACGAAATTAACGTTATTAATAAAGAAATTGCTAAAGAAAATTTAAATTTAGATAGTTATATGAAACAAGCATTAATATCATTTATTCATTCTGTAGGATGGGAATCATTTTTATATAGTCAAATTATTGATTGTATTGAAAATGAAAATTTCTCAGGAGTTTGTGAAGAAATTGGTCGTTGGGTATTTGATGAAGAACATAATATTATTGGAGGTTTATTAGAAAGAAGAAAAGAAGAAGTAAAATTATTTTTAACCGAAATCCATGCTAATGACTGGAAAACTAGTCAAATTTTATTAAATGCTTTTAACAAATTTAATGGAAATCCAGGACAAGTTAGAGCTATTCAAAAATTAGAAGAAGATATTAATCCGTATATGCTCAGTGAATTTGCAAACAGATTTAATTCAAATATTGATAATTTAGAAAGAAGTTTTGATTCTGATTTTTATGCATCTGTATAGCGATGTGACTTAGAATATAACCATTAGTGGAACACCAAATGAGACATTCAGCTAAAGCAAGAGAATTCGCCTTACCTCTAGAGCTTCAGTTTTCGATGAGAAAAGCTGAAATTGGAGCACAAGAAATGACATGGGAACAATTATATGCAGCTTTAGTTAATTTATATTATCAACGACTTATGGAATGGCATGCTATTAAAGCATTAATAGCAGAACAAAATATAACTTTAGATTTTGATATACCTACTGATATTGAAATGCAGCAATTAGCTGCTGATTGTGAACATGTGGATGATTGGGATATTTTGGATGGAGAAGATCCTTTTACTCCTGCTTAACCTAGTAATTTATTTAAATACCATTTAGCTTTTTTTAAAGACTCAATACCTCCTTTATGTTTTTCTCTCCAAAGGTATTTAATAATATTTCCTTTTAAATAACCACGAAATTCTTCTGCACTTAACTGAGCTTCAATAGCATCAATACATTCAATAGATCCAGCAGCATAATGTATTGGTCGTTCTACATTATCAAACTGATGGAAATGAGTATCTTTTTCATCCATACGACTATCAATAAATTTAGTGATATTTTCCCATTTTAATGGGGATTCTTTAGTTATATGAGTTATATGATTAACTTCATTTTTTTCTGCTTCTGGACCAGCCATACGCATTTTTG